ACATCCCACAGTTCGTCTTGGGGTTGTTATTAGAGGCACTGGATACGCTGAGTTCGGCGGACAAGAAGTTGAGTTAAATGTGGGGGATGCTTTCATAATCGAAGCCAACGAAGCCCATCGTTTTGTAACCACTTACGAAGAGATGGTGGTAGTTGCTTATCATCCTGATTCGGACTATGGTCCAACGGATGAGACTCATCCAATGAAAAATAGGACTTACAGAGATGGCAAGTGAAAATAAACTTAAAATTGCAGAGGTCGTTAAGTGAAGATTGCAATTATAGTAGTAGTAATACTTAACTTGAGTGGCGAGATAGACCATAAGACGACAATCCAAGAGAAATGTCCTGAGATGGCTATTATCGCCAACAAGTTGGAGGACATGAAAAGTGCAGGTCTCATCTTAGATTACGGTGCGGCTTGCTTACCTGCTAAATTTGAAAAATAGGACTTATATCTAGGTCAAAGTGAGCTATAATGTAGGCACCTGACGACCGCATGGTGTGGTCGACATTTGCCACGACAGGAGAATAACATGGCTAATTCTACTTTTTCGGGTCCAGTCCGTTCAGAGGGTGGATTCAACGTAATCAATAAAAATGCCTCTACAGGGGCGATCACTCAGACTGGTTTTTCAGTCAACTCAACGGGTCAGTTGATTTCAATCGGCACACGCAAAATACAAACTTTTGCTGTTAGTCTTGCTGACACAAACGCTGCGTCTGTAACTTATGCGAACAATGATGTACTTGTTGAGCTTGGTGCTCTCAATTCGGATCATCCAGACGCTTTAGTAACCGCAACTAAATTTTTTATTCACAAGGTTGTGCTTGGTATTACAACCGCGGCGGCATCGGATGCAAATTCACTGGCTAACTTACAGTTGAGTGCGACTTCTGGAACAGCTACAAACACTGCGATTTCTTCTGGTACAGAGATTGTTGGAGCGGGTGTAGCATCGTTTAATCCGCGCATCTCGGCAACAGACTCTGTGACAGAGGTTGACATCAATTTGGACGATACAGCCGGAAATTTCCACGTATTCGAGCCAAACATTAGCGCACCGATCGCTAGCAACAATCTTTATATGTGCGCAGGTGATGCGTGTGACACGGCGCTTACAGCTTTCCGAGCTACATTGGAGATTGAGTATTCTGTGTACTAGTTTAGTATAAGATTATGTCACGAGAGGTCCGATGGCTCTCAGACCTTTCGTGACTAAATTTTTTGAACTAGCATGAGGTATACGTAGTGGCGACAACAAAAAACGTAAAAAGACTTCCATCTGGCAGATTATCGTACCGAGGGGAAACTTTTGCGGGTTATAACAAACCGAAAAGAACGCCGGGAAAAAGCAAAAAAAGCGCGGTGCTTGCAAAGAAGGGTGATGAAGTAAAACTAATCCGATACGGCGACCCGAATATGAGCATTAAAAAAGATCAGCCCGGGCGCAGGAAAAATTTCCGTGCCAGACACAAATGCGATACGGCGAAAGATAAATTCACAGCAAGATATTGGTCTTGCAAAGCATGGTGACAAATGAAGCGTGGCTTAACCTATTACCGTAAAGGCGGTAAAGTTTCCGCAAAAAGTAAAGGAAGCAAGATTTGCCCAGAAGGAAAAGCTTGGGCAAAACGTACATTCGATACCTACCCGTCAGCTTATGCTAATCTAGCGGCCTCGAAATATTGTAAAGACCCTAATTATGCAAAAAAAGCTAAGGGTGGAAAACGTAAAGGCAAATAACAATGGGCGAGTTAAAAGATTGGCTCGACCAAAAATGGGTGAGGATAGGTACAGATGGTAGTATTAAAGGCCCGTGCGGCACTTCAAAAAACAAAAAGCGCCCTGATAGATGCTTACCAGCGGCTAAAGCTAGAAGTCTCAGTAAGAGTGAGCGTGCTGCTACAGCACGTAAGAAAAAGACTCAACAGTCTAAGGGGAAAACGGTAGTAAAAAACACACCAAAAGCAACGGTGAAGTTAGGCAAAGGCGGTGAAGTGCGAAAAACCCACCGAGGTTGCGGTGCGGTAATGTCTAACCGGCGTAAAAAAACACGATACACATGAGCGTTGTAGATCTAAAAGAGTACAGTATTCGCCAACAAATAATCGATGAAGTCGATGCGTGGACGCAGACATTAGAGCATCCTAGCGACTTCTTCAATGACTTACCTTCTTGTCCTTATGCAAAAAAAGCGTGGCAAGACAACAAAATACGCTTCACTTTTATTGAAAAGCCAACAGCTTTACAGGATTCCATCAATAATTTCGACGACAGGTTCGAGCTTCATATCTTGATTGATCTTAATTACACCAGCTCTAGTAACTTTCATGATTATCTAGATTTACACAATGATAAGGTAGCTGACGGCGATTATGATACAAAAGATATCTGGCTGATGGGGTTTCATCCTGAAGACGATTATGATGACGGAAATGACGAAAGCGTTTTTGAGCAAGAAACAGACGTAAATTATGCTTTAATATTTGTTCAAAGGCTGTCAAAATTGCACGAAGCCGCTGAAAAATTGGCTAAACTAGGATATTATCAAGGATACGTCGATAATGACGTATTTGATAATTTATACGAGAAACGAACTAATTACTATCGGAGACTCAAAAATGCCGGGAAATAAAAGCACTATCAAGAAAATGCGTAAAGGTGGTATGACCAAGAAGCCTATGGGTATGGCAGGTGGCGGTACAGTCAAAAAAGCCAAAGGTATGAAAAAGGGAGGCACAGTCAAAAAAGCAAAATCAGGGAAAATGACTGTTGCACAGTTACGCGCACAAGCTAAAGAAATGGGTTACAAAGTAACTAAGATGGCGTAATGGCGACATCATCTAGCACAAACTTTGAGCTAGATGTCGCAGACTACATAGAAGAAGCTTTTGAAAGGTGTGGTCTTGAGGTCAAGACAGGATACGACCTCAAAACGGCAAAACGCTCCCTAAACCTCATGTTAGCTGAATGGGCTAACAGAGGCCTTAATCAATGGACTATTGCGCAGCAGACGCAAGCTTTGACTGCGAACGACATTGATTACACCTTGGGAACAGACGTCATAGATATTTTATCCATGGTAGTGCGCAGGGACGGTACTGATTTCTCTATGGATCGTATTAGTAGAGATGAATATTTGTCAGTACCGACTAAGACTAGCGTGGGCAGACCCACGCAGTTTTTCTTAGACAGGACAATTAGTCCTACTTTGAAGATATTTCCTGCCCCGGAAAACAGCACAGATGTTTTGCATTTTGACGTATTAACGCGCATGGATGACGCGGATGACTACACCAATACCCTAGAGATACCTTTTCGTTTTTACCCATGTTTAGCAGCAGGTCTGGCGTATTATATATCGATAAAAAGGGCACCCGATCGTGTGCAATTATTGAAATCGGTATATGAAGAAGAGTTCGAACGAGCTCGTCAGGAAGATAGAGATCGTGCTTCTTTCACGATAACACCGCCATTTAGGAGATGACATGCCTAAATTTGCAACAGGTAAAAACGCATATTTTATATCGGACCGATCTGGTTTTCGATATAAATACAAAGATATGCGAAAAGAATGGAATGGATCTATCGTTGGCAAAGACGAATATGAGCCAAAACACGAACAATTAGGGCCATTCACACAGATAACCGAGGGTATCGCGTTACGTGATGCGAGGCCTGACCGCAATGAACCGATGAGTATTTTTGTCGGCGTGCGCACAGTTGAGCAACCAAATCCAAACAACATACGCATGCTGGGTAAGATCGGCACAGTGACGGTAGCAATATCATGAGTTATACGTTAACAACGCTTACAGCTGACATAAAAGCATACACTGAAGTTGACGAGACAAACTTCAATGCCACTATTGACAGCTTCATCAAGAACACAGAAGAGCGGATTCTAAAATCTGTTCAGCTAAATGTATTTAGGAAAACAGCTGCTGTCACAATAACACCCGGTAGTAAGGCGGTCACGTTTCCAACAGACTTCTTAACGCCTATATCTTTTGCTTTTACTCGTAATTCTGCTCAGACTTATTTAGAGCTAAAAGACCACAATTTTTTACTGGAATTCAACCCGTCTGGGGCTGAAGGTGATCCTCGTTATTATGCAGTTGAAGATGTTGCCTCAACAGGTGCTCAGGATGTGATTCTAGCCCCAGTGCCCACAACCGGCCAAACATATACCGGAACATTGTTTTATAACCACCGTCCTACTAGTCTTGTTGATGCCGGTGGATCTGCTACATGGATTAGCACAAACGCGCCTACTACGCTCCTGTATGGATGTCTGCTCGAAGCCTACACTTTCTTGAAAGGCGAGATGGACATGATGCAGGTGTACGAGAAAAGGTTTGGTGAAGGTTTAGTTGCGCTCAAGCAGTTTGGTGAGGCAAAAGAAACCACTGATGAATATTACGTCGGCAAAGTAAGCCGTCAAAAGCAGTAGGTAAAACATGGCGATAACACAGGCGATGTGCACCACTTTCAAAGAAGAGCTGTTCAAGGCAGAACATAACTTTTCTTCGCATACTTTTAAGATGGCATTATATACAAGTAGTGCAAGCCTGAGTGCCGCAACGACAGCATTTACTACAAGCGGTGAGGTTAGCGGAGGCAGCTACTCTTCAGGAGGTGTCTCCTTATCAAACGTGTCCGTAAGCACGTCTGAGATTGATTGTGACGATGTATCTTTCACAGGCAGCACGTTTACGGCTCGTGGTGCCTTAATATACAATAGTTCTGCAAGCAACAAAGCCGTTGCTGTTCTGGATTTTGGGGAGGATAAATCACCCTCGAGTCAGACGTTGACTGTTACCATACCGGCGGCGGCAGCGACGACCGCTTTGATAAGGATTGAATAATGCCAAGCATATACACAAATGATCTCAGGTTAGAGGAGATTGCCAACGGAGAGCAAGCGGGTACGTGGGGATCTACAACCAACCGCAATTTAGAGCTCATTGCTGAGGCTTTCAGCTTCGGTACGCAGGCCGAGTTTGCTTCGGACGCTGATTCGAGCACCGTGGTTGCTGACGGTTCTACAGACCAAGCCAGATCAATATA